TGAAGACTTACCTGAACATTAGAGCACTCATAACGAACAAATTCTCTTCCAGAATTTGTAATTACCTCCACACGAGTTACATCTGGATAATCTTTTAAAAAGTCACTATTCATTGCTTTAAGTTTTTCTCTGGCGTATTCAGTAAGTTCTTTTTTTGATTTTCGTAATTCTTCTATTTCTTGTTGTGAAAGAAAGAAACCATCTGGAAGATTTCCCATATCTTCTTTATTCCACTCTTGAATTTGTTCGTCTGTATAATCTTCGTATTCTTTACTCATTTCCCAAACACCTCTCGTGATGCTTGTTTCATAGAATTTGCAAGGTCAGTATATACATTGAGATTTGATTTTTCAAGTGCTTCAATTCTTTTTTTGAGTTCTTGATTTTGTAGGTAGAGTTCTTCCAAATGTGCTGTGAGATTATAGAAATTTACTTTACCTACAACATGCACATCACTTTGAGAGATTTCGTTGAAGATTTTTTTGAAGTTTGATGTTTCAGTCATTTTTCTTGTGAATACTTATAAAACCACACCCAGGTTCACCACAACCACACACAACATAAGAATACTTTGATGGTTGTTCAATCTCACCTCGTTTTACTCTTGAATTTAGAATATTTTGATGCCTGATGGCATTTGATAGGTCTTCTGTTTTTAACCAACGGTAACTCATTGTTCCCACGCATACGACTTTAATAATTCGTTGTCTTTTTCCAACTGTTCAATTCTATCACATAATTCTGTGATGATTTGTATCAAAGAACGATAGTCAATACTATTAATTTCTTCACCATATTCCATATCTTCATAATATGTATAGCAAAGTTCTTGAGCGAAGTTTCTTTTAGTCATTTTAAGTTCTCCTGGTTCTTGTGGAAATTGTATCGTAACCGTAACCGGAACCGCCACCATAACCGTAACCGTAACCGGAACCGTAACCGGAACCGCCACCATAACCGTAACCGTAACCGTCATCGTAACCGGAACCGTAACCGTCACCGTAACCGGAACTGTAACTGTAACCGGAACCTTCATCGTAACCGTCACCGGAACCGTAACCGGAACCGCCACCGTAACCGTCACCGTCACCGTAACCGTCACCGGAACCGTCATCGTAACCGGAACCTACAGGATAGAAGTATTCAATCATAATAATCTCCAAAGAAAAAAGAGGGAGTCAATCCCTCCATAAAAAATCACTTACCCCAATTTTCATTCACAGGAACAGTGAAGATTACCGAACCTGACGGAACACGAACCGGATAAGGAGAGGTCTTGAGCGTTACTTTACTATCCTTTGGATTTTCAAGAACACCAGTGAAACCGATAGATTCCCAACGAAATACATGGATAGCATTGTGAATTACAAGGTCTTTAGTTACTTCATCGGTCTCAATATCGCCAGCGAAAATCCACCCACGGTCAATGACGCACACTGCACGATTTCCGGTAGGAACAGTTGTTTGAGACCCAACAGGAGCGTATGTGACACCGTTGATTTCGATCGTAGAAAGAGAAGCAGTAGTTGTCATAATGTTTGTTTGGTTTACTTGTGTATTATTATAGGGGATTAAGGGAAATTTGAAAAGGAGTTTTGTGACAGTTTAGTAAGTGTCCTATTCTAATTTGTCTCGCATCATTTTTAAGCATTTTTCCCATTCATATCCATTTGTTGGATGTGATGGAGGTATCCATTTTTTTACGACATCAATAATTTCGTAAACGCAGTCTACAGAATATCCAAGTTCTCTTAGTCTTTCAAAAAGTGTTGGAGGTTTATTCTCTTCTCCCCACTTTTCAATTAGTTCTAAAGATTTTTTAAAAATTTCGTCTTGTTCTTGTTCGGTCATTTTTTGTTTCTTAAAATCCAAAGTTGAATTCTATCACACAAATCTTCAATAGAAGTCTCCATATCCCAATCTGAATGAATTCCAAATATATCACTCCACCAACGGTCTATAATGTTATAAAGGGTTTTTGGAGCATCTTCTGCTTGCTTATACTTATCCTCTAACCTATCCATAACTTCATCCATAGGTTTTGTGGGTTCATCAAAGACACCATCTTTCTTTGCCTGTCTCATTGCATCACGAAGTCCTTCTGCGACTTCTTCTGGATGTTGCGGTTTTGGTTGAAATCCTTTCTTTTCTCTTTTTACTTGCACATCATTATACCAAACTCCATCAAGCAACCGAAAAGTTTCTTGGTCAGTAATAGTAGTGAGTTGCATTTCATCAGAAGCACATTTATATCGTCTTTTACACCAAATAATACCAGTTGGATATTCTAACCGATAGAAAATATCATTGTTATAAGAAACAATATCAAATTTACCTTCAGTCTCAAGGTTCATTCTTGGTATAGCATTACGCTTCTCAATGTCTTCAAGTTTATTGAGTTTTTCTTGAAGAATTGCAATATCTTCTTTGAGTTGTTGAATGGTTTCAGTCATCAGTATCCTTGCAATTTTTCTTTGATAATTTCATAATAATGATTCCATCCATCCACATACTCTTGTGATGGACCATAATCCCCAATGTATTCATCAGGTTCTGGTAGTTCTTCCAGAAAGTGAGTAAGAACCTCATCCACCGCCATATTGACTTTCATTTTCCAATGAGTTCTTTCGTATTCCGGGTCATAGAACACAGATTTAATTCCATCAAAGAGTTTTTGACGGAACTCACTCATTTTTGGTTCTGGAATTGTCGTTGGATTATCTATGATTTCCTCAATGTTATTTTGATTCTTTTGAGATACTTCCCAACCTTTTTGAAATCCAACCCAACTCAACTCATTACGGTATGGGGCATATCCATAATCGTCCTTAAATGCTTTTCTCATTTCTTGGTCTTTATGTTCTTCTATGGATTGAAGAAACTCAACCTTACTTTGAAGCATTTTGATTTCTTGATTTAATTTTTCAATGTCGTTCATTTTAATTTCAAGTTTAGTTTTGGGACATTTAATTTCATCAGTTGGAGGAGAAATACGGAATGTTTCTTTACCATTTTTGTAGTAGATTATATCAGTCATTTCCAATGAGCAAGAGCAGCGCGAACAATAATTCTCAAGTCTTTATCTGTAATTGGAAATGAAAGTTTTTCTGCTTTAGAAAGAGATGGAAGAAATATATAATCTCCCCAATCACCAATCTCTTCATCCGTAGGTTCTGGATTATGGTCTTTAATCAAATCCATAATTCTATCAGTCAGTTCATCACAATCAACAGTATCATTCAATTTGGTTTTTAGCAAGTCCCATAGTTTATTATAAAAACTTTTGGGTGCTTCTACTTTTTGATACTTTTCTCCGTGATAATACAGAAAATCACCAGATTTGAGAATATGTGAGGGGTCAATTTCCATCATTTTCAGTTCCATCAACATAATGTTGTGCGTTAAGTGTGCGAAAGATTACGATTTGTTCAAAACATTGTCCCAAATCTAATTCTAAACCTTCTTTATAATCTATACCATCTGGTCCGTCCCAGACCTTATATTCATACATATTTGTCTCTGGAATCTGGGTGATTTCAATTTTCATTTACTTCTTCATTTAGTTTAGCAAGTTTTTCCTGTGCTATTTTGTAAGCAAGAGCAGAACGTTCCATCCATTCTTTGGCATACTCTTCACTTTCTCGTAGTTGTTCTTTCCAATTAGGATTTGCCTGACGATATGCTTTCATAGAATTTGCATATGCTTTGTGCCGATAAGTAAGACCGTCTTCCCGAGACATTGGAGGTTTCCTCTGTGAGTTATAAGAGTATTATAGACCAAAAAGGGACACTTGTGAAGTGTCCTTGTGACGGTTTTTCAAGTGTCCTCCAACATATCATATTGTGCCCGTTCATAACCAGCATAATAAGCAGACATTAACCATTGCTTCATATTTTTTTCACGGGTCTCAATACATTCAGTTCCAATATCTCCATATGCCCATTCACAACGAAAAGTATAAGGAGTTAGATTGTCAGTAAACCAATCCTGAAACTTTTGTTCCATTTCTTCTTCGTTCATAGGTCTAATGGTTGTTGAGGGTCTTTTTTCCAAGTTTCCTTATAAGTAATCCACCGTTCCACACCAATTTCTTGTTGAGCAACCCAATGAATCCCATCTTCACTAATTGCATCAAGATAATGAACACCTGTCTTCGGGCAGATTGTTCTTGTAATGTAGGTGAATTTTACTTTTTCGGTCATTTTTATTCACTCAATAATTGTTGTATCAATCATACCTGCTTTTTCAAATTCTTGAAGATGCCAGCAAGCATAATCGTGTGCTGCCATAAGTTTAGTTACATCATTCCCCGCAGAAGTTGCAGCAGCATCTACACCATCAGCAGCAGTTTTCCATCCAGCATCAGTAAGTTGTTGCCAGATTTGATTGATTTCAAGAAGCAACTGGTCTTTGTAGTTCATTTGGAGTTCTGTGTGTATAACACTATTATAGGGCATCAGGTGCCCTGGTGGGGTGCCTGCTGTGCCAGTTCGTCAGGTGTCTTCCAACATCATATCAATATAACCTTCGTTAATGGAATTCCAAAAATTTTGAATTCCATTTCCACAAGACCACTGGGACTTATCACAATACAAACTATAAATTCCCAATTTATTAACTGGAATTTTATTTTTTAAATCATCTTCTGTAAGAGTAGTCATACGAAAATACCAACTCTTAAAAGCAATACCAAACCGTTTCCAATAAAATTGTTGAAGCAAAAGATTGTCTAAAAATTCTTCCATCAGGTTTCTGTGAGTATGAGAGTATTATAAGGCATCCAGAGGCACCTGTGGGTTCTACTGTGCCAGTTCGTCAAGTGTCCTCAAGCAAAACATAAAACATTTAGTCCATTTTGAATATGTGTTTGTCTCATATTTAAAAAATCGGTTAAATTATCAAATTCTTGGTAGATAGTAAAAGAAACTTTTTTAGGAATATACCCCTTTCCAGCAAAAAGCAAATACCTTTCTGGAATATCTTTCTTATTCATTTTTTGAATAAGTTGTTCTCTTGTGTATGTTTTAGTCATAATCAAAAAGTTGTTTGTAGTCGGTCATCAGGTTTCTGTGAGTATGAGAGTATTATAGGGCATCCAGGTGGGGTGTGAATGCCCTGTGTGCCAGTTCTTCAAGTATCCCCTTTCAGTTGACGAATTTCACTTTTCAGTTCTTCAATCTCATTATAAAGGTGCTCTAAATGATTTGTAAGTTCTTCAACATCAACTTTATAGGTGGAAAGAGACCCATTATCAGTGAGTTCTCTATGTATTGTGTTCCAAAGTGTTTCCATCAGGTTTCTGTGTGTATGAGAATATTATACGACAAAAGGCACCTGATTTAAAGTGCCATTGTTCCAGTTCTTCAAGTGTCCACATAAACCTCAAAGGTAATTTTTGTTCCACTCATTATATCCATTTCCATACTCATACTGGATACTTGGGCATCACCATTTTTGACTTGTTCTGCGACCTGTTGAAAAGATACTTTCAGGTCATCAGGGTCATAAGTTGTGATTTTTCGTGATTTTGATTTTTTCAGTTCATCTGCGATTGTCTCTTCACCCTTATAATCTTCTATGCGGGGCATTTTTGGAGGTTCTTTCTTTCCATAAAGTTCCTCATATTTTTGTAGTAAAGGATTACTCATTTTCTATTCTCCAAGTTTTTCACGAAGTTTAAGATACTCATACCTTTGCTTACATTTTTCAGGTTTTTCTATACATTCAATAGTAGTTTGATTTATTGCTTCTTTTCTTGCATAAAAGGCACCCATATTGAAAGTTCCAAAACCATAAAAAATAAGAATAAGTATACTAAGAAATCCAAAACCTAATGCTTGAAATTCTTCATTCTTCATTCTACAGAACTCACAAATGAGGGAACTTCGCCACAAATCTTATTTGCTGATTCACTCACGGTATAAGATTTCCTACATTCTATCACAATCTCATAAGACTTCAAGAACATCTCCCTGTCATTTTGAGTGTTGTAAATATTCAGTAGTTTTATTGAAAGTAAAAAAACACTAACAATAATAAGTGGAATGATAATAGTAAAGATAAAAAATTTCATAGTTTTTCAAGTTCCTCACATAATTCTAACACATCAGCACACATAATCACACCAGGACTTTGTTGGAGTTGGTTGATTGCCTCACGAAGAGTAGCAACAGCAATAGTATGAGGATGAGATTGTTCCATATCACCCCAGTCAAATCTCACTTCTTCAATAGCATCTGCGACTGCTTGTGCTTTGTCTTTCATATCAGTCATAATGCCACCCACCTATCAGTTTCATAATCCCAGTGCCGACAATCATAAAAAACAAATGTAAAGACAAAACCAAGAGCAATAAACTCTAAAGCAAATCCTGCGTGGTCTTCCTTTATACTATAATGAGTAGAAAAACCAAGAATAGCATTTGTTTTATAAGCATTCACTTCAAAATACTTATTTTTGAATGGAGTTGCCCAAGTTTTTTCATAAATATACTCCCATCTATCAATAGGAAGTGAAATCTCAAAGTTAAATTTAATAAGGTTCATTAGAATACCTCCAGTTTCTTTGTGAAAAATCCTTAGGCAACCTCCCAATAAGCATCATGATTGAAAATAATACTCTCATGTCCATCATATTCTTCAATGCGGAATTGAGTGCCTTGATTGACCCATTCAATTGCAAGGTCTTCTGCTCCACCACAATAAAAATTGGGGTAAATTGACTTTACATATTTTGGAATTTTATTTCTTTGGTCGTTCTCAACCATTTCTACAAGTTTCTCATCATGAAGAAGAAACTCTTTAGGTACATCACGGTCATCGTTCCAAGAACTCCATCCTGCTCCAAAACCAGGAGAGTAGAGAACAGCAACTTTTCCATCACGAATGCATTTAGTCATTTTGAGTTCTGTGTGTATGAGTGTATTATAGGGGCAAAATCACCGACCTTTGGAGGGTCAGTGGTCAGTTTGGGAAGTGTCCTCCCATAGTTCATTAAATTTACTCCAATCAGGATGAGGAAGTCCAGCAACTACCATTTCACCACATTCAGGGCAGTGGAACATACCAATAGGAGCATCCTTATAAATGTCTGCTGTTGGGTCAAAAGAACATTTAGTCATAATTTTTCCCCATTAAGAAAATACCAAAAAGTGTCAATATCAAGTTGAGTTTGTTCCATATCATCTAAATCAGTATAGTCATAACCGCCATAATACAAATGGGGAAACATTACTCTATACCAAATTTCAAAAAGATGACTCATTTTACCCTTTCAATTTTAGCAAGTGGTTCTTCAGAAAACTTCATCGGTTCATCAAAAGAAACTCCAAGCATTTTACTCCAGTCTCTTGGTGAATTAAAATCCTCCACCCAACCCTGCTCAATTGCATACTCCCAAGAAAGTTGATGCCTTGTAGTTGTATACAAATCCCAAGCGATATCATGATACTTATGAACTTTGGTGCTCCCTACACCAAAACTACTACTCCACCCATCAATACCATCTTCAAGAATTTCAGGCATTCTTTTAGTAACTTCATCTTTAATTTCGTGATAGACATTCCAATCCACTCCCTTCTTGAGTGGAAGATGCTCAAATGCTTCAGTAATTTGTCCACCTTGAATGCGAGAGAGTAACTCACAAGCAGTAGAAATCACCTTGAGTTGTTCTTCGGTGACTTGAAGATTGTAGATTTTAGTCATTATTCTTTTACTTCAGGAAAATCAAACCAGTCATCAATTGAATTCATCACCTGTTCTACAATACTATCAATAATAGCACCTTCTGTTGGATTTTCCACATGTTTATAAGCACGTTTATATCCATAGGAAACCCCAGAAGTTATTGCTTCTTCCAATACTTTATAAAACTTAGGACGCATGGACATGTTTTGATTTTTCATTTACAAAGTCATTATACAACAAAAGGCACTCTGTTTCAAGTGCCTTTGTGACAGTTCTTCAATTGTCTTTTCTCCCACCAAAACCACCTAAATCTGGTCTGTCGTCTTTAAAATTTTTAGAATATATGATAACAGTAAAAATTGCAAAAGGAATAACAGATAAGAAAATAAAAGTCATTTACTCATGAATTCATCTTCAAAATGAAGTTCTGGAGTTTCCATTTTTGGTAATTCTTCAAGATACATTTGATAGGTAATATCTCTTGTAATACTATGAATTTCACTTAAAACTGTACCTGGAAGACTATGATAATTGTAAATTTCTCCAATAAACTCATTTTTTACTTTATTCATTAAAGTTTTATAAACTTGAAGTTTTTTATCAAATCTTTGATAAAACTGAGTTTCTTCTTCTTTTGTTTTAAATTCTGGAATCTCATTCATTGAACCACCACCTCGTAAAGAAAGAAAGATTAAATCCTATGTTAAAAATACTAAAATTAATTTCAAGTAATCTACTAGAACCTACTATTATATTTAAATATGGAAAAGTTCTACTATACATTGCAGTATAGAAACATCCATGAAACACACACCATTCATTAAAACGTAAGATAGTTAGATAAAAGTTGTGTCCAAAATCTTCACAATAACTAAATTTAATCAATTTCATTTGTTTTTTAACAATTCTTCAATTCTTTTTCTCATATTTATTGATTCACTTTGATAGTCTTTTTTAGAATAGCCATGTTTTTGTATCACAATCATTCTACCTTGATATGTCATAGTTATAATAAAGATAAGAAGAAAAATTATTGCTACTATAGTCACAATAGACTTAAAAATTATTTTTCAATTTTTATTTATTTTAATTTATAGTAATTAACATTATTTAATTCTTTTAAAGTCTTACTTTCTGTATATGAATGAACTGAAAAAGCAAATAAAATACAAAAAATGCAAAATAAAGAACTTTTCATTTTAGTTAAGCAATAACCCTCCAGCAAACTGTTGCATTACCTTTTTTAGTAGATTCAATATGAGAAAATGCTGCATAAGAAAGGTCTAGGTCTGCGTGTGAATAAGGTCCCCTATCATTGACTCTAACAATTACTTGTTTTCCATTTTCTTGATTTGTTACTCTAATTTTAGTCCCCATTGGAAGATAAGGATGTGCTGCAGTCCAACGATAAGCGTCAAATACTTCGCCGTTAGCAGTTATTTTTCCATGAAATCCATCACCTACACCATAAAAAGTTGAGATTCCACAAGAAAGACTAGAGATAAGAGCAGTAGTTGCAAATAAAGTTTCAATCATACTTTCACTTTTGAATTTGAATTTGAATTTAAAAAATGGATGTAAAGTAATCTTGCAAAAATTTCATAAGGTTTTCTTAAACCATCTTCAATTGCTGAAGTTTTAGCAATTGACCACATAGTTTTAAGTTGTTGCTCATCAGGCATTTTCATTTTTTTATTTTCCCCAATATTCATAAACAAAACCATTTGAAGTTGAATAATGAACGTGAACAATTTTACTGCAGTTTAAAATATAATGAGAACAGATTTTACAAGGTTTACTCATACGAAGTTCTTGTTTTCCGTGTCCACCAATACGACAAACTACAATGGTTTCTGCATCCGCTTTTGCTTTAATCAAAGAAAATATTTCTGCGTGACCAAAAATTTTCTTTTGAAGATTTGGTTCATTGAATACTTTAGATGCATTTTTTGCTGCCCAGTATTGAACCGGGTGAGTTCTTTCATAAGAATTTACACCAGCAGAAATTACTCTGTTTTTTTTATCTAAAAGAATTGCTCCTATTTTTTTAGGTGCATTAGATGCCATTGCAACAGAAATTGCTTGATTGAGTATCTCTTGCTTAAGGAAAGATTTTGTTGCCATAATCAAGAACTTTACAAATACATAATACACCGATAGGCAAAAAGATTCAAGAGACCTTGTGCCAGTTTCTAAAGTGTATCAGGGTTCCATTTTTGCAATAATGTATCCAAGAAATAAACCTGCAGTAAATGCAATAAAATTATATAAAATATATGCTATTTGTTGAATAAGTTCGGTTAGTTCCATTATTTAAAAAATTCTTTAAGTTCTTTTCCTTTCTCAGCACGATTTGAATATTCATCTATCCAATTAAAAAGTACATCCTGAATATCCCGACAGATTTGGTAAGGTTCTGTATTGGAATCTTCAAGATATTCATAGATGATTTGTTTAAGTTCCCTATATCTTGTCCACTCGGGAGAATAAGGTTTATAGTTCATTTTCTTTTAGTTCATTCAAATAATCAGTCCACCAAGAAGGGTCTTTAGAAGATTTCCAGTTTGGAACCTGCTTTCCTCTCTCACTATACCACTCAAACAAAACTTTGTCAATGGTCTGCGAAATTTCAATCATTTGTTTTCTTTTATTTAAGATTTGCATTTGATACTCCCAATTACCATTCATCTTCATTGTCCTCTTCTTCATAAGGGACATATGGACCATGAGGTTTTTTCTCATCTTCTTTTACATATTTTATTTCATTCACACTTGATGAAAACAAAAGAGAAAGTTTCATTATAATGTAAATGATTCCAATTGGAAGAAAACAAAGTGATAATATAAATGCGTGTTTCATATTATTTCCAAATTAGTCCAGAATCCATAAATGGGTCTTTAGGAGTTTCTTTTGCTTGAATAAAGGAAAGAGAAAAATAAGATATAATCCAAATTAAATTCATAAGTAGATTTTGTTGCCAAAATAATTTACGAATTCTCATCGCATTATAGAGCACTACTTCTGATTTTGTCACTCTAAGTAAAACTTGTTCTACTACAATTGCAAGTAAAAATAGAAAAATTAAAGGAATAAACCAGAAATCAGCAAAACTCATAAGTGTGATGAATAATTCTTTCATTGTGGACTATCCTGTTTATTTGGACGATGATTTTGCATTCCATCATGATTTCCGTCATTTGGAAGAATTCCATATTCCAGATATTTGACTACTTGAACTGAACCCTCAAGTCTTTCCAAATCTCTTTTGATTTTTAGATATTCTTGATATTGAGGTTCAAGTTCAGATAATTGTTTAGAAAGTTGCATAGAGCGTTTTGTAAATCTTTCTAATAATTGTGTATTATTTTCTATTGGTTTCATTTTTAACTCTCCAACATTTTTCTAAATGACTTTTTTGTGTATTCATCTTCATTTCATTAAAATACCTCTTTATATACTCAAAATATATTTTTTCCTCTCTTGTTATATGTAAATTGTGTTTGGTTTTAATAGTCATCAATTGAGTCATATCATTAATGAAATTTGCAGGAAGCATCAAGAATTCATCATAAGTCATATAATGTTTTTCTCCTTCAGATAGTTCAAGAAATCTTTCATTCTCCCAATATGTTTTTCATCAATTGAAATTTGTGGAAACTCTGAATGTTGTCCAAACTCATTATAAAATTGTTTTTGAGTATAATTAATACCAAGTTTATACTCACAATGAATAATATTTAAATGATATAATAATGCTTTAATTCGTTCACATTCTTGACAGTTATCTTTTGTGTAAAGAACTACTCTCATTTTAGTCTCTTCTTCTCCAGTTGTTTGCGTCATCTTCGTTTAAATCGTCTCTTTTAAAAAAATCTACAATTTCTTCAGGACTATTAAAATGACTTATCCCTCTGTCATTTGGGTCTACAGGTCCAAGGTCTAAAGCATTCAAAAAACCATCTAAACTATCTTCAGTCATATCTTGATTTGCTGCTTTTCTTCGTGCTTTTCTTAAAATTGATGCAGCACTTTGATTACTCTTAGAAAGTTTCTCACACCAAATTATATCATTAAGAGACACCTCTTCTTTTCTTATTATTCTACCACAAATTTCTTCAAGTCGCATTCTATAGTTATGAGATAGCATTTTAATTTTCCTGTAGTGATTTATTTATCTTTTGTACCAATACTTGCTTCTTTTAAATGCACTTGATATGGCAATCTTTTATAACGATTAGTAAAAACATCTGGAACCCAATATGTTTCTACATAATTGACTTTTGCTTTTTCTAAAAACTCTTGTATTGACATTCTGTAAAATCCAAGTTGCATATATCCATCGTGTGTAATGAATGTATTTTCATCTATAATATAATAATAGAGAGTCATTTATCTTTCATAAATTCTTTTTCCATTTCTTTTGCAAGATTCTCATATTTTCTTGCCATTATGAAATTAGTAATTGGATTTTTAGGATGAAATTTAATCATCCAAATAAATCTAATAATGTTGATTCTTAAAATTTTAAATATTAAATTAATATACTCTGATACATTTTGGTCAATAATCATTAACCAAGCAATGATTGCAAAAATAGTTAAAAACAAATAGTTATAAGAAGACATTAGTTAATCCCACCAAAGTTCTAAAGATTTTAAAGTTCGAAATAATTGGTCTGCATAGTATGTACTAGGATTATACATTTTTTTCAGTTCTTCAATGTATTCAATGACACCTTCTGTGATTGGATTTATTTCGAAATACTCATAGAATCGAAAGACATCAAATTTTTCAATATACTGAAACATACTATTCCAGTTTTCTTGAAATCCTTTGGTATAAACATCTTTCCTATCAATGTTATTTAAATTAGTGAATTCAAGAGGAATTAATTTATCTTTTCTATCTACATCTTTTTCCGTTGTGTCAAAAATATCTTTTCCAGTATTTTTATTAATGACTCTAAGACCATCAGAATATTGTTGAAATAAATCTAAATCCTGAACAATTTCAGTTTCTTTCCATTCTTTAGATTCATGTAAAAATTTTCCTTTAATAAAATCATTTTCTGTTTTATCCCAAACCCGAAAAACAAGATTAATATTATAGCATCCGGTTTCGTGATAAGAATTCCATTTGCGATATGAAAAATGAAGTATATCGAAACTCATATTTTAAATCTCTCATTCATAAGAAAATCAATTGCTTTATCTCTCCAGTAATTTAAATAATTTTCACATTCAAACTCTTTTGCTCTGGAGCGAACAGAACTATTTGTAGTCTTTAAATCCTCTAAAAGCAAATCAATTGCTATTTTAGATTTAAGATTTGGATTTTTCATTTAAGTTAAATTCAGTTGGGCAAGAAGGTGCAACATTTTTTAATTCTTTTATAATATCAGTTTTTTGTTCTACTGTCAATGATTTTGAATTTTCTAATCTTTTTGCAATTGCAGACAATTCAGTGCAACTAATAAAAATAGCAAGAATTAAAGTCCCCATCTGTTACTATTCTTGTTTTTGTTATTTATTTTTTACGAACCAAATACTTTTTGGTTCTTTTATCTTTTAACAAAATAATATTCATCCCTTTATTATAAAGTTTTTTCCAAAAACCAATTGTTTTGTTTTTAACTTTTATTTTTAAATCAGACAACTGATATTTTTCTACAATTTTTTTCAATTCTTCAATAACTGATTCAATTTCTAAATCAACCTGAGATTTTACAATTGGAACATGGCAAAATTTAGAAGTTTTTCTACCTTTCCAATTTTTACCCATTTGGTCTGTATTCAAACCTTCACTATCCAAATGAATCAAAAGGACTTCAGGAAGAAGTTCTCTATCTTTTCTTGGAAATTTCTTTGCATGTAAAACATCAGTTCTGTCACAATAATCATGTTCTGTTGGATAATCAAAAACTCCGGAACCTTTTGGATTCCAGAGTTGAAAATATCCTAATGGTTCCCAACCAGCACTTTTATTCATATATTCAGCAATTCTCACTCCCATTGGAAATGAGTTCATATGAATATAAATCCACCCTTCATGAATTCGTGAAGGTTCATTCATAAATTTATCCCACTCATCATATGATGGACACATTAATCGGTCTGCACCATAAATTTTATGTTCTTCTAATGGAAGATTTTCAAGAACATGTCGAGTAAGAGGTGGCATATAAATGTCAGCATCCATATGAATTACCCAATCTTGTTGTTCTAATTCACTTAGAGCATAATTGATTGCTGCACCTTTATTAAAGTCATTTCCATTCTCATAAAAAATATCTGTTTGTAGACATTTTACATGATAATATTCACAAATTTCTTTTGTTTTTTGGTCTTTTGTATCAGTTACAACAACTAAATTATTAAACTGATTTTTATTATGTGGAAGTGTGTGTGCCAAAAAGTCTGCGTAATTTACACAGACTATGACTCCTTCTAAGTACATTTTAGGAAATATATTAAGGACTATATTTTATCTATTAAAATGTAAAGTTTATTTAAAACCTTTATTAACTTTTTTGTCTTTGACAACAACATAATCCAAATAATCTGGAATTTGACAATGAACAAACCAGTATTGTCTTACATCATCAAACCAATCAAACTTCACTTTTTTTCCATTCTTAAGAACTATTTCATAACAGTGTCTATCGTAAGATTTGTTGCACGTTTGTTCAAACCAAGTTAAATCACTCATGGAGTTGTCAAAATCAAAAAAACATCAATTTTCATTTGATGAACTGGTTCAAGGTCCCTTTTGAGGTGGATTTCAATTTTTTGGGATTTTTTGTCCCTGAAACCCCAGTGGTGGCCTTGACCTTTTTGGCAATGAAATCCTTTGCCTCTTCAATGGTAGGAAAGACATCAAGTTGATTTCCCTCATTAAGAATCATAAACTGAGACCCAAGAGGAACTGCTGCCCACTTTCCATCCTTGGTGACATATCCAGGAGAATATGACACCGAATCTAAGATGGTTCTGTTTTCCATTCAACGAAACACGCCAGTTGCTGATACAATTGATGCATTTGGATATTGGTGCTTAGCAAGTTTCCGTGCTTCATCAACGCTACCAGCATAACATTCAAACAGAAAAACTGTTCCTGAAGAATAGAGTTTTACTTCGTATTTCATTGGAGAGAAACCTCGTTTTGTTTACAGAAGAATTATAAAGGAAAAAAGAAAATAGAGCAAGTAGAAATGTGCCAGTTTGAAAAGTGTCATCTTTTGATGGTTGACACTGCCACATCTCCACGCTCAAAAATAATGTCCACAACAGATTGAACTTTCTTTGCAGTAGCAGTCGAAGTTTTATCAAAGGTAGGGCAAATTACAAGACCATATGATTTGGTATAAGATTCCAGATTTCCTGCCTGAATAACACCAGAGCGAATTCCAGCAGAGTCATCAGGATGAAGACGTAGAGTACGACCAATCGTTTGACCGATTCCAACAATATCCATAGAACGCATGAATACAACTGCTTCCAGAGCACTGATGTTAATACCTTCTGCCAAAATTGAATGGTGAAGAACTACAAACTTTTTGTCCGGATTCTTACCCCACTCATTGAGAGTATCAAAAAATACCTCACGATTAACTTTTTGACCATCAATAAATCCACCGTGCTTTGCAGTAATATGCATTACAGAATAACCTTCACTGGAAAGTTGCTCTGCAAAATCTGTGTGAGAAAGCAGACCAATAATATGCTTAGTTGCCTTCGCACAAATTAGAATCTTATTGACTGGATTATCTTGAATAATTTCCAAAAGATAATCACAATCACGCTGAGCAATATCCTCTCCCTTGACAGAGAGACGCAGTTGCTTAGCAATGACCTTTGGTGGAATAATGTAACCACCACGAATCAATTCAGGAGCAGGAACCTTAGCGATGATTTGACCATAAACGTCAACATCATTCATACCTGGTTTCCCAATCGTAGAAGAATACTTGGGAGTAGCAGTAAAGAAGAAACAACGCTCTGCTTCTTGACTGAAGTGCTCTACAGCAGGAAAGAAGTGACGCTGAATACTGTTATGCGCTTCATCAAAATAGATGGTATTTACATCAATATCTGCATTAGCAATTTGTTGCAAAGAATTATAGGTGGTAAAAATCAGTTTATGACCTTGAGTTGTTTCGTACCAAGTGCGAATTACATTTGGTTTGGTGCTGCTGAAGTGATGAGTTTCTCCAGAATGCACGTGCATAATGGATGCATTTGTGATAAACTCCAAATACTCACTGGAGAGTTGCTCTGCTAACAGAATACGAGGAGCAACTACCACAATGGTTTTAGGAGTAGTAGACTGAAACACACGCATAGCATCAAAGATACCAACATTGGTTTTTCCACCTCCAGTGGGAAACACGCAAATACCTTTAGAATGCTGTTGGAGAGCATTCAGGGCAGTCTGCTGATGAGGGCGAAGTTGAATCACGGGTCTCATTGAATATAGGAATATTATACCATCAAAAAAGGGGTCGTGGGAACCCCGTGTGACAGTTGTGAAAGTGTCTACTTAATTATGAAACTTTTAATGTAAAACCACGAAAAGAAAGACCATTACCAATTGCAAATGGTTGAGGTCCTCTAGGTTCCGCTGCAGGTACATAAGGGTTAAATATTACTTTTGTAGTGGCATCTCTAAGATTTCCGTTACCACGATAGTTATAACTGTCTCCAATTTTGTCAGACGAGTCAAATAAAGAATTATATTCTTGAGACCAATATTCTGGTTCATCTATACCATATGGATCTGATAATCCAATTTCTCTTGTTCCGGTGGTATCTAACCAGTTGATTACATCTGACTGACTAGCACTTCTATTAGATTCTAAGTATAAACATATCAATGATACTGCATTTGGACATGCAGCACTAGTTCCATTAAAAAACATATCATAAAAATTACTATTGTCTTGTCTCGGATATTGTTCATAAGATCCATAATATCCAGCAGCCATAGTCATTTCTCCAGGAGCCCACACGGTAATCATTGGACCATTATTAGAATAACAAACTTTTCTTACTGAATATGGTGTTTGCCCTTGTTTAGAATCGGCAGGTTCTACAGCACAATCCAAAGCACCAACTCTTATTGTTCCTGCCTCTCTAAAATGAGATCCAGAAAATCCTTTTTGAACACCAGCAACACGATTGATGTAATTTGTAGAATAAAGATACCAATTATCAAAATCAACATCAGTTTCATTTGATAATTTTTGATTACTATTACCTGCTGAAGCACAAACAATTACTCCTGAAGCAATTGCGTTTTCTGCTGCAGTATTTGTTGTACTACCAAACATTGTTGGAATATATTCACCGGAACCACTATAAGATGTTACAAGATTAGTTCCATTGTTATTAAATGAAAAAAACTTATGATTTCTACATGCTCCAGAGTTTGCTGGTGGTATAAAACTATTCCCGTTGCCAGTATAATTTAAAGTTGTTCCCCTGTAATTGTGAGTATAAGAAATCCCATTACTGTTTCCAGTAGATGAAGTAATTCCATAACTATTATTTGTTATTGTTGGATCTGGGTCTCCATTTTGGGATATCTTTTTAGCATTATGGAATATAGTACAAGCAGATAATCCAACATAAGGATCCAAATATCCACCAACTTCACCGAGAGCAATTCTTATATTCCACAAATTACACTCAAACGCTAGTCCAAAAGACTTACCACCGATTTGAGAAGCACAAGCAGTTCCGTGCCCGTCAACCAATTGATTGCTATCTGAGTTTGATGTCTTTGTAGATACATGAGGAACATCATATCTAGAGTCAATAGAAACTGTTCCAAGAGCAGAAAATCTTGCTGATCTAGCAGCAGAATTGGACCACCAATTTAGAGATGCTGCTGTTGCTATACCAACACCAAGATTAACTCCATCAACTATTTTAGTATATGTTAATCCATTATTATCAAAATATTCTTGGTCAACTTTATATGGCCCATCTAAAATAAGATCTTTAACTCTTGAGGTGCCATCTGGTTTTAAAAATTCTGGATGTAAAAAAGCAACACCACTATCAAGAATTACAGCATCAACATTTTTTCCCGAAAAAGAATATTGTAAGTCTGTTGGATAATAAGATGTTGATGTAATTCCAACACCTTTAAATGGTTCACTACCTGGATCATTTACAAAAAGCATTGACCAATTTGATCTAACACCATTTAAATAATTTACTGGTGGATTATCTCTAGCAGCAGGTAATTTTGGTTTATGAAATGCAACTGAAGTTCCCCATCTTGCTATGTGAAGACTTTGTGGTTGTGGATATTTTTCTGGATTTAATTGAACTGCCTCAATTTTAGGATGATTTCTAAGGATCTCAACTTCCTCTAAACTCATTAAATATATTGATGTTCTTAATGAATATACTTGTTCATTAATACATTCAATTTTTTTATTAGGAATACTATCTATTTCATTTTCATTAATGATATAATTATGAATTTCCTCCCAGTCTGAAGGATCTTTTACGATTACAACCCATTCATCTATTGATTCTGGAATATATTGAACAATCTCTGTATCTTTATCTTCATAATTTTCTTCAGACAGTATTATTTTTTCCATAAAACTAAGAGATATTAGAAACTGATATAAATTTTAATATATTAGTATTTATTGTATATTTTTATTACCTTATCTTTAAGTGTTTTTAAGTTTTCTAAAGACTCATTTTTAAACCGGACAAAGGTACTCTAGCAATATTAGGATTAAGATATTATATAAATCCTATGGTACAGTAGCAATACCAGACCAACCATCACCATTATAAATTTCCAATCTTTTATTAGTAGTATTATAAATGAATGCTCCCTCTACAACAAATAAATTGTTTCTAACTGTTGTTGTAATTTTAGGAGGAAGCATAAACTGAAGACTATTTCCAAAACCACCTGCAGAATATCCAGCAGAACTAAAATCAGCAAAACATTGTGGTGAAGTTGTTCCTACACCAACACCTTTAAATAATCCAACTCCAGCACAAGCATCAATTGATACAAGATAAAGATCACTACTATTAATTATATCAGTATTAACTCCAACCTGACCTTGATTATTAACAAAAAATCCAGTAATACCAGGAGACCTAACTTGTAAATAATTTGATCCAATATTATCTGTTGCAATTCCAATACCATTTGTAATAATATTAGATAATGTTGCAATTCCAGTAACATCAATTTGGTTAAATGTTGAAATTCCAGTATTGGAGTATACATTACCATTTACATCGCCATTTAAAGTAGCATTGATGTTACTACTTACCGTTAAAATATTTGCTGTTAATATGGTTTTAACATCTAAACTACCAACAACTGAAACATTTCTACCTACATAAATATCCTCGGTAACAGTTGAAGTTCCAACAACGTGTAATGTATTTGATGGATTTGTAATACCAATTCCAAGTTTTCCATCATATGTTAAAGTCATTAAATTTGAAAAATTAGGTCTTCTATTCCAATAAAAAGAACCTGTATCAATTCCAATAGTTCCAGATTCTAAGTAAAAATTAATATTTCCATTATCATAATTTATAATATCTAATGATCTACTATTACTATAGGAGAAAATACCACTCGTATCTCCAAATCTTAAAGATGCAGATTTGTCTTGAGTGTTTACACTTCTTCCTATTACAAGTGACGATTCTTCAGAATCACTTGTTATTTGTATTCTGGATGAACTATTTTTCCTTAAATGTAAATCACTGTTTGGTAAATTAGTTCCAATTCCAATTGAATTTGTATATAGACTATTATTTACTGTAGCTATTCCAATTTCAATATTTATATTTTTAATTAATGAAGCAGCAGTAGATGCAACTCCAGTTAATGATCCAATAAAATTACTTGCAGTTATAACTCCAGAATAATTTGCATTTCCATTGTCATCAATAACTAATTTATTAGATGTTATTTCAATTTTAGAAGCAGTTATAACTCCAACATTAATATTTGGTGTACCAGAAAGTCCTAATGCAGTGTTAGCGACTCCAGAAATTGTATTATTTACATGCAATTCATCAGTTAAAGTAAGTCCAGATACATTTAAATCACTAATAGTAGCAATACCAGTTACTTCAAAGTCTTTAGTTGTAGTTAAATCTAATACATTTAAATCACTAATAGTAGCAATACCAGTTACTTCAAAGTCTTTAGTTGTAGTTAAATCTAATACATTTAAATCACTAATAATAGTAGCAATTCCAGTTACAATTAAGTTTTTAGTTGTAGTAAGTCCTGATACATTTAAAGACCCAATAGTAGAAACACCAGTTACAATTAAGTTTTTAGTTGTAGTAAGTCCTGATACATTTAAATCACTAATAGTAGCAATACCAGTTACAATTAGGTCTTTAGTTGTAGTTAAACCGGATACATTTAAAGACCCAATAGTAGAAACACCAGTTACTTCAAAGTCTTTAGTTGTAGTTAAATCTAATACATTTAAATCACTAATAGTAGCAATACCAGTTACTTCAAAGTCTTTAGTCGTAGTAAGTCCTGATACATTTAAATCACTAATAGTAGCAATACCAGTTACTTCAAAGTCTTTAGTTGTAGTTAAACCTGATATATTTGCATTACCAAATGAAAAATCTCCACTAGAATATAAATTTCCATTAATGTCAATAGTTAATCCCTCAAAATCTGTATTTACAGGATCATTACCAACTTGAAATTGGTATGATGGATTTGTTGTTCCAATTCCAACTTTAGAACTTGTAGATATTGTTCCACCTGTTATGTACCAACCGTCAACCGCAATTGCATATATATCTGTTAATCCGGAAGCACTTCCAGAAAAGACAGTTCCAGTAATTACTCCAGACGCATTTATTCCCTGGTCTACTTTTAAATTTTCAACTATAGAATTTTTAGCATAAAGTGAAGTTGCAGTTACAAGTCCTGTTACTTTTACTATTCCACCATAAATGTCTAAAAGTTCTGTTGGTATTGATGTTCCAATACCAACTAAACCATTTGCATTAATAATAAAATTATCATCATCAACTTGAACACCATTTCTAAAATTGAATGACTTTTTATAATTTGCCATTTTTTATGGATTTTTAATTATTTATTAATAAAAGATATCTTTGGAATGTAGATATCCATATTAGATTTTATATCATAACTTTTACCTTTTCTAATTTTTAAAAATTTACCATATTTTAAATTAGTAAAAGTTTCACTATCATAAAGTTTATAAGATATTGGTTCTATCTCATCATCACATATTGGATTCACAATATAAATGTCTTGTGTATCATCGGATAAAGTTACAATCTCATCCGCAGATACTTTAATTTGTTCCCCTATTAAAATTTTAGGATTTGGACATTGCCAACACTCCGAAGGATTATTTGGATTTATTTGAAATACACTATCTAAATGTATGACATAACACCATCTACTATTATCTTCTAAAGATCTAATTATTGTTGACTTCAATGGTCTTCTATTAAAAACATCACCAGGTTTCCAATCTGTTATTATTTCACTTTCTATTACTTGAAATGTCCCATTACCTGTTGTTGCAAATGTACATCCATAATCTTCAATTTTATTATCATCTCCAGGTTTAAGTCCACTTCCTGTGCTATCACAAGTAATAAACATTTCACCATTATTCATGTGCCAATATACTACAGATAATCTAGTTCTAATGTCTATAAATCTTTTAAATTTTGCTTGTTGCATTACGATATTCCTCCAGCAACTGTTCCAACTTTCAGCCAAATTAAATAAGATTGACCATTTATATATTTTCCTGCAGCACCACCGGCTCCTCCACCAGTACAATTTGATCCAGCTCCTCCCAAATCTCCACCCTTTGCCCCAGCACCAGATACAGCCCTTGCAGATCCATCAGTTGTAGTTTCACCAGAACCACCATTACCACCAGTAATAAGAGTTCCTGAAGATCCATTAATAGTTCCACCTTTTCCAACAACAGATCCTGCACCTCCACCTCCTCCACCACCCCGAGAGGTTGTTTTACTATATACTACTTGATTACAACTGTAATACTCTGTCCAAAATCCGTCTACATCTACATTTGCCCCTCCTCCTCCACCACCACCAGCAATGACTCCATTATTTTGAATATAGGTTGGCATTCTTAAAGTTATTGCTGTTCCCCCAGAACCACCTGCTCCACCACTATTATTACCTCCTGCACCACCAGCACCAACAATATAATTATTGTTTATCAAATAAATTGAAGAACCTGTAGGAAAACCTTGACCAGTATCAAAAGCACTCTGTGAAGTGTCTGAAGCACTTACAAGTCCATTAAAGGAAATAATAAATTTAACTGCTTGATTATTATTAATAACTGTTGAGATACTTTTTAATCCACCAACAATTGAAGCATTTGGAAAATCATTACGTGCATTAAAATTTTGTACACTACTTATGTTCCTTCTAGCATTAATTATTGATCCATAAAAATTTGAGAACTTTATTGAACCACCTGAAGGAATAACACCAATATCAAAACCATAATATGTTGATAAAGATCTTGACTGTGAAACACCAAATTCATTTTCAATATCTGAAAACTTGATTGCACCTGAAGATTGAATAGTCATTATTATTTACTCACTATTTGATTTTTTTAACTATTTATTGGTGATAATTTTATTTTCTAAATAATCAACTTTATTTGATAATTCTTTAATTGATTCAATTAGAAGTGGAATAATTTTTTCATATTGAACTGTTAGATATTCTGGATTTGCAGGAGCAGTTTTAATTGCTTCTGGAAGAACTTTTTGAACTTGTTGAGCAGAAACCCCAGCATAACGAATATTGGTATCAAATCCTAAAGACTTCCCAAGATCATTGAAGTTATAAGTAAATCCAGAAAGACTTGATACTTTATTTAAAGCATTTTCAATTGGTTTTATATTTTCTTTAAGTCTTTCATCAGAAGCAAAAGCTGTTATATCACCACCAACACTTAGGTTACTACCATTAAAAGTTAAATTATTTGAACCTGTTATAGTACCACTACTATTTCGATATATAACTTGATTAGATGAACCACCTATTGAAGGAATATTAATACTCTGATTTGATACTGATGTTATTCTACCTTTTGAATCTACTGTAATTTGTGGAACATTTGTAGTAGATCCATAAGTTCCTGCTGTAACACCAGAGTTTGCTAAAGTTCCCGCTGCAGTTACATTACCACTTCCATCAAAGTTAACGCTCCAAGTTAAATCTCCACTAATTGATATACTTCTTGATGTTTTTAACTTAACTGCAGTAGCTGCTTCATCTGCAGTGGATGCATTTCCACTAACATTGACGGCATAAATATTTTTCCATTTAAGTGTACTGGATCCCAAATTATATGTATCATTTGCAGATGGTATAAAATTAGAGTTAACTCTTGATGTAAAATTAATCGTATCGGTTGAAGAATTACCTATATAAACATTACCATTAACAGTAAGAGCACCAGGAATAGTAGTATTACCAGAATTATCAAATAATACAAATGATCTTATAACAGTACTAGTTGTAAAATCATACTGATTGAATACTATACTTTCAGCAGTTCCGCTACCAGCACTGTTTCCATTGTCACCAACAGCAATTTCAAGTTGAGATGGAGGGAAACTATCACTTGTAGAATTGAATCTTATAAATGCATAATCAGTATTCTCATTCCATCTGATTTCTTTAGGATAAATTGTTTCACCAACATATAAATCTTTAGCAATACCAACACCGCCACTAATAGTTAAAGCACCTGTACTACTAGAAGTTGAATCTGTTGTACTTGAAAATCTTACATTTCCACCAACATATAAATCTTTAGCAATACCAACACCGCCACTAATAGTTAAAGCACCTGTACTACTAGAAGTTGAATCTGTTGTACTTGAAAATCTTACATTTCCACCAACATATAAATCTTTAGAAATACCAACACCACCCTTAACAGTTAAAGCACCTGTACTACTAGAAGTGGAATTTGTTTCGCCTAAAACTTTTATATTACTACCAACATATAAATCTTTAGCAATACCAACACCACCACTAATAGTTAAAGCACCTGTACTACTAGAAGTTGAATCTGTTGTACTTGAAAATCTTACATTTCCACCAACATATAAATCTTTAGCAATACCAACACCGCCACTAATAGTTAAAGCACCTGTACTACTAGAAGTGGAATTTGTTTCGCCTAAAACTTTTATATTACTACCAACATATAAATCTTTAGCAATACCAACACCGCCACTAATAGTTAAAGCACCTGTACTACTAGAAGTTGAATCTGTTGTACTTGAAAATCTTACATTTCCACCAACATATAAATCTTTAGAAATACCAACACCACCACTAATAGTTAAAGCACCTGTACTACTAGAAGTTGAATCTGTTGTACTTGAAAATCTTACATTTCCACCAACATATAAATCTTTAGAAATACCAACACCACCCTTAACAGTTAAAGCACCTTTACCAATAGAGTCAGAAGGAGTTTCATTTGTAATTCTTACATTTCCACTAAATGTTGATGTATTCTTAAATCTTGTTTGCTGGTTGAATGTAACTGGTCCATCAAATTGAGAAAGTACAGTTCCAGAATCTCCTCCTTCTACAAGAAGTCTTTCTTTTATTGTAATTTCATCATAAACAACACTAGATTTTGATGGATCTTGACCAGTAACTGTAGGATTTGGAATATCATAAGAAGTAATTTCACCAGAAACTGAAGATGTTTTTGTATTTCCACTGAAGAAATCACCATTACTATTCATTCCAGTATAGACTACTGCACCACAAGACCTTTCTTGTGCTTGAACCAGAAAATCTTCTCTTTCCGAAAGAGATTTAACTTGAATTTGTGGAAGACCTGTGGAATAATTTCCAGGACCATATCCAAGATATTCAAATGTATGTCCAGAAGCACGTAAAATAGAAGGTCTACGGAATTCAATTGGGATAGGATGAACCTTACGAATTAAAGAATTCGCATCGTGAGATTCTTTACGAGTTCCAAGAACACCACGAATTACACTAAAACTTGTATTACTTCCAGTGGATTTAATTCTCATTAATTCATTATCAATTTGGATGTAAGATCCCAGAGGAAATCTTACATCCGTTCCAATTCCTGTATTAATCCAAGAAAAAGGAATTGTTGTTTCGCCTTCATCATCAGTAATACTATTGGTAAGTTTTACATATTCATTTGCATAAATTGAAACTTGACGAGAACCAAAGTTTTCTTCTCGAATGTCAGAAATACCTTCATTTGCTGATAGACCGTGCTTTAAGATATAACCATCATTTACGGATA